GCGATGCGCTGCCTGGTGCATATCCTGACACAATGCGTGGATGGTTAGAACCAAACAAGAATCACGAGCCTGGACTTCATCCGCCATGGGAAGGCAGACGAGTAAAGAAAACAGTCGGCAATGATTATACTATTTCACTTGAAAATAAAGAGACATATGTTGGTGCATCAGTAAAACTTGAAGTTGTTAATAGTACTACATCAGGTATCGGCAATAATCATGTAGAAACAATTGCTAACAATATGTTTATTGCGGTTGGATATTATCCGCGTACCGCGAACAATCAATTAGCAGGTGAATCTGCGCGTTATCAGCTTAATGATTCATGGATCAATGAAACAACATATCGCGAGAATGCAGATAAGAAAACACAAATCTTGCCTGATACCCACAAATATGATTTTATTACTGATGTAGCTAATAACGTACAACTATCAGTAGGCTGGTCATGGAAAAAATCTCGAGAGCTTGATACACATTCAGAGAAAAATAATTATGTTGAGATAGCCAATAATCAATACACTTCTCTCGGCTGGATACCACGAAACAATTACGATAAGGATGGCGAAAGCAGACAACTATCTGACTTCGAGAAAACAAATCAATATTTCGATATTAAGGGTAATAGCGTTTCTAATATTGGATGGAAACCAAAAGACGAAGCACGACTACTCACTGATAAAGATATTAATAATAATGTTGTTGATATTAAGAACAATAGTTTAACAAATATCGGTTGGCATCCGATCAACGAAGCACGTCAAGTTCTTTATGATAGCACTACTAACTTTACTATCGATGTCAAAAACAATGGTTTGTTAAATATAGGTTGGAATCCACAAACAGAAGGTAGAGCATTAACTACAGATGATACGAATAATCTCTATATCGACGTCAAGAATAATTATACCACGGTAGCAAACAATAATTATTATCTTTCGGTTGGTGTAGATCTTGAAAATCAACACAACGCTGTTGAAGGTTTAGATTCTCGTAGTTTGTTTATCGACGTTGCTAATAATAGAGCCGATTTTGTCGGCGCTGAATATGCGCAGAAAATAGGTGGTAATAAGATGACACATACTCACGGTAATCGATATGATACTACTGAGTACGCTCATTATGTCAGAGCAATGTCATTCTTATTTGTCACAGGAAAAGGTAAATCAGGAGCAACTACATTTATTAGTGATGTTACAGTAGGTGATGCCAAGAATAAGAGATCATTTTATGTTAACGGCCCGATGGGTTCATCAATGGGAGCGAGCGATTCATTTACTACACCAACAGGTAGAACAGTCACAGTTGTTAACGGAATTATTACGAGCATAGTATAATGGCAGATTTTTCACAAACAATCGATACGATTAAAGAATGGCAAGAAGAACTCGAGAGAGCAACTGGTGTCACCGAAGTAGAAAACGCTAATGGTGACATTGAATCAGTTCCTGGCGAATTTAGTTGTGAAAGATTACAATTACTAGTTGATGAACATGTAACTGAAGTAACTGATATTATCGCAGCGAAAGCTTCAGAAATTTCTGAGATTATGAGTAAGTATGCACCCATTTTAAGTGTGCCAAGCAATCCTCTAAAAATTATCTCATGGGCAAAAAAAGTTGTAACAGGTATTGCGGGTCCTCAAGTAGCGGCCGCTATTCAACTAGCAATTGAAATCGCTCAACTGGCTGGAGCCCTCGCGGGTTTAGCTTCGGCTGTTGCTAGCGCAGCTGCTCGTCTTGCTGATTGTGTAACGAACGTTGTATTAGGTGCTTTACAAGATATTCAAGATTCGTTAATGGAAAATGCAATTAGTTTGTATAATCAAGCGTTTGCAATGTACGAAGCAGTAAGAGATGACGCGCTTGATCAATTAGGTTATAACGAATTGTTAGAATTGAAAGCTGAAGTATCTGGTCAAATCAGTGAACTTACGACTGCGATGGCTGATATTGAAGCTTCAGTAGATAGTATACAACAAAGCGCTACTGATTTGGGCAATGTCACAGTACCGGCGACTTAATAGGAAAATAAAATGAGCTCATGCAGATGTACATGTTCGGTAAGTCCAGGCGGAAGCAATGAAAGCGGACCATTTACATATACTCTCGAAGTAGAATTACAAAGTGGTGGTCCTCAAGACGGCACTAAAACTACAACAACTGGGATTAATGAAAATGGTGAAAGGATATTAGAAACTACACCTATTATTATTGATGCCGGACCATCTGTATCTGGCAGCGGTACAGTATTAGCAGATATTAGAGTTACTGTTGCTAATACAGCTAATTTCCCATCTTCTGATGCGAATAATACAGTAAACTTTATTAAGTATTGTGAACAATTACAATCAGATGCGAATGATTTAGCAACTAATTTACAATCTATTTTAGATACTAAGCTCGCCGCAGGCGGAGGCGGAGGAGGCGGGAGTGGTGTCACTGAAGGTGTAGGTAATCAATGTGATGAGCCGTTTGAAATAAAAGCTGACGGATTTACTATTAATTGTAATTCAATGACAGTCGATGCATGTGATGGAGGCAAACCAGCAGTTACGTTTAATTGTAGCAGTATCTCATTTGTGTCTGGAGGAGTTACAGTCACAATTAGTGGAGGAAACGTTACTATATCCGGAGGTACATTAAATTTTCCGGCTGGCACTACGGTTAATAATCAAGCTATTCTCACTAGTCTTCCTGCACATACTCATAGCGCTGGTACACTTACAGATAGTCAATCAGGTAGCGTTTCAGGTTCAACCGGCGGTGTATCATAAATAACAACTAAAAGAGAAAACAATGGGCGTTAAGACAGCAACGAAAAACCAAGAGTTTCAGATTAGTGCGAACAATCGCGATATCTATAGCGATTTCAATCATACTTTTCTACCTCATCCCAATACGGGTCAAATTACTCGGCGTATAAATGCTGATGCTGTTAAACTTGCTATACGTAATCTGGTATTGACGAATAAATATGAAAGGTTACGTAATCCTTCTTTTGGTGGAAATATCAGTCATTATTTGTTTGAGCCTCTCGATGATAATACAGCAGAAGAAATTAAAAACGATCTTAAATGGTTAATAGAAACATATGAACCACGAGCTCAAGTGAGGGAAATTTATTGTGTTGTTTCAGAAGATCAAAATTCAGTCGACGTAAAAATTCAATTTAATGTCTTGACATCGAGGGATGTTGAAGACTTAGACCTCACACTATACCGAGTAAGATAAAATGGCTACTAGCAACGATCTCACTACATTAGATTTCGCTTCAATCAAAGAAAATTTAAAACTATATCTCAAGAGTCAAGATCTTTTTAGAGACTATGATTTTGAAGCATCTAATATTAATGTATTGTTAGATGTACTCGCATATAATACCAGTTTAAATGGTTTCTATTTGAATATGGTTGCAAACGAGATGTTTCTTGATTCGGCGCTTTTAAGAGATTCTATTGTTTCGCACGCTAAAGAGCTAAACTATATTCCTCGTTCATTCAGATCTGCACAGGCGAGAGTGAATATAACGCTGAGAGATAATTCTGAAAATGCAACTGTATTAATTCCTCGCGGTACATCATTTACTGGTACTGCAGGCAGCCGTAATTTTACATTTACTACTAATCAAAATATTCAAGCATTTAGTACTGACACGCAAAACGTATTCCTTGCGACTGATGTAGTACTTTATGAAGGTGACTACGTACAAGATTCTTATGTTGCCGATACACAAAATCCAGTTAGATATTTGATTACTAATAAAACTGTCGATACGACGAGTTTACGTGTAACTGTAATCGAAGATAATGGCGCGACCGTTTTGAATTACGATATACGTGATTCATTATTTGGTCTTGGAGCTACTAGTCAAGTATTTTTCTTGCAAGCCGCAGAAAATGATTCTTACGAAATACTCTTTGGTGACGGGGTTATTGGTCGACCTCCAAAAAATAACTCTATTGTGTTGATTGAATACAGAGCATGTAATGGTGAATTGCCAAATGGTATACGTACATTTGCCGCTGATGATGATATCACGACGGCGACTGTTACCGATATTCGTGTATTATCTAGGGCTTCTGGCGGTTCTATTCCGGAATCAGTAGAATCAATTAAGTTTAACGCGCCTCGAGCATTTACAACACAAGAACGAGTTGTAACAGCACAAGATTACGCTACACTATTAAAAGCAAATTTCTCAGAGATCAATGATATCGCTGCGTATGGTGGCGAAGAATTTGATCCTCCACAATTTGGTAAAGTAATTATTGCTGTCGACCTTAAAAATACAGATTCATTGCCCGATACGTATCGAGCCAAATATAGAGACTTTATTAAACCTCGCAGCCCCTTGTCAATTGATCCTGTGTTTATTGTTCCAAATTATATGTATTTGACAGTGAGTTCAAATGTGAAATACGATATTACACAAACAGCTTTGGGTGTTGATGATATGAAGAGTCTTGTAGTATCAGCCATTCAATCGTTTAACTTTAACAATCTCAATGGATTTAATAAAACATTACGTTATAGTAAGTTTATTGCTGCTATCGATGGGGCACAAGATGCTATTATCAGTAACGATACAACAGTCGAAGCCACGCAGTTTATTTCTCTAAATGTAGCAGAAAGAACTAATTATACGATTGATTTTGGCATGCCATTAGTAAATGATATTGGTCAAAAACAAGGAGATCACTCTTCCAATCAAAGAGCTGTAGTGCGCACTGATACTTTCTTATATCAAGGCGAGCAGTGTTCTATTGAAGATAATGGATTGGGAGATTTGATTATAATTAAATCAACAACAAGTACGCATACACAATTGACGTCTATTGGTTCTGTTAATTACGAAACTGGTGTGTTACGTATTAATAATTTCTTGCCTCAAGATCAAAAGCCTCAGATAAAAGTAACTGTTACACCACGAGAAAAAGATATTACAGCAAAAAATAGATCTATTCTCAGGGTACTCGATGCTGATATTAATGTAAGAATTGAACAGGTTAGAATTTAATGGCTATTGATGTAGAAAATACAATATCGCAACTAGTTGCGAATCAATTTCCTGATTTTTATAAAGAAGAAGGCCAACTTTTTATTGCCTTTGTAAAAGCATATTATGAGTGGCTAGAGACGAGTGAATTTTATGCTGATTTAGATGGTGATGGAAATAAAGAAACACTTGTTCAAAATCCTTCAGAAGCGATATATCATGCGAGAAAGCTTGCAGATTATAGAGATATCGATAATACTATAGATGATTTTATTCTATCATTTAAAAACAAATATCTTTCTAACATTCAATTTAACGTTGCTACAAATAAACAGTTATTCATTAAAAATGCTTTAGAATTTTATAGAGCGAAAGGTTCTTCGCGAGCCATCGATCTATTCTTTAAGCTGGTGTATGGATTAGAAGCAAGAGTTTACACTCCATCAGATGATGTATTCCGATTATCAGATAATGAATGGACAGACGAACGTTATCTTGAATTATTGCCAGATCCTTCTAATATCAATTTTGTAGGCAAACAAGTTTTTGGAACAGTCACGGGCGCCTCTGCATTCGGAGAAAAATTAATTCGAATTAAACGCGGTAGTCTGTACATTGAAGTTTTGTATTTGAGTGGACTTAATGGCAATTTTCAAACTGATGAATTAGTTGTTGCTTTTGATGAAGTAGAATTAGGCGGAACTCAGTATAGAAATAGAATGATTGGCTCATTAAGTTCATTTGAAATTCAAGCTTCAAACGATGGTTTTATAGTTGGTGAAGAAGTAGCAGTTAAAGACGGCAAGGGTAAAAAAGGCGTAGCAGTTGTAACAGCTGTTCGAAACGCTGTTGGTGTTGTAGACTTCAATCTAATTGAAGGGGGCTGGGGATATACTAATGATGCTCAAGTCATCGGTTCAAAAAGAACACTGAGATTTGATGAGATAAAGAATTTTGAAAACGAAGACTTTTTCTTTCAAACACAGCCATTTGAAATCTTTAATACTGTAAAACAAGATCTACATCGTTTCTATCTCAACACTTCTAATACTGAGTCTACAGACGCTGCACTAGCTCTTGATTTAGGAACAGAGTTGTATATTACTGCAAACGATGATATCGGCAATATTATCGTATGGGAAGGCACTCTTGTTGATAAAAGTACTGCTGACGGTTATCTTGTTTTAAATTATATTAAAGCTAATTATGCTAATAGCTCTACTGGTTTGATTGAAACAGATGATGGTAGGGACATAGCAAACAGTTTTTATTCGAACACACAAAATATTCAATATCTGTATTCTAATGTAGATAGCTCATCTGAAAGATATGAATTAGAAGATTTAGATGGTATTGATGTTTCAGTAGAAGCAAATGTTATCGCAGTGAGCAATGTTTTTACACTTGAATACACCACAAATTCAGATATTGCAATTGCTGCTGATACCATTTTCTACCAAAAAGATGATATAAATCAAATCTATTCGCGGGCAGGTGTAGCAAATACATTCTCAAATAATGCAACAGGTCAAACGTTTCTCAATCTACAATCAAAGGTCGGCGCGTTCAGAACAAATCGGCCATTTTATATATTAGGTGATGAATCCAACGAGCCATTTACGATTGTAGAAATGTCAAATGTAAATATTGGTTTAATTGGCACAACATCAGAAGAATTACCATTTAAACTATATGCAAATACATATGCATCGAATACAGCGCTTGGTACATATGCTCCTGGTAGTGCAAATAATAGAACATCAACTTATACTACTAGAGCTAATTTTACATTATCGACTTTCGAAGAACAAGAAACACAATTCTATTACGAAACGACTCAAAGATCTGGTGGTCCTCTAATATTAGATACTCTTGATTTATCTACTATTATATACGAAACAGCAAATATTGATGCAAATGATCCAGGCAATTCAGAATTTCAAGAAGTTGCACAAGGAAATACAATTAATTATTCTAATACTACATTGCTTGATGCTTTAAATTATACTACAACTGGTATAGAAATTGGATCGATTGATTCTATTGTAATTACCGCACCCGGTGAAGGATATGGCGACGATCCATTCTTTATCGTATATGATCCATTGACCTCACACATCGATAGACATGATTTTTACATTCGCTATAAAGATGAAGGAGATGCCGAAAATCTCCTGAAGACATTTAGAGTAGGAGAGAAAATTGTAGTACAAGGCGAAAATGATACAAAAGAAGCAAGAATATATGATTTTAATATTCAGACAAGAGAAATATTTGCCAGACGTTTAAATTGGGATGTACGTGTAGATGATAATGTCGACACCGGTGCAAATAATGTTATGAATTTTTCTACTCAATCTGAATTTAGACATGGAGAATCGATTACAGGAACGACTTCAGGTGTCACTGCAGTGATTGAAACTGTTGATGAAACTCGAATGCTACCAGGTCCTGGCCAAAATGCAGATGTAAAAGCAACAGCATTATCAGGCAACGGATTTGCTACAGCTGTTAGAATCATCAATTCTGGTTTCGGTTATTTCGGTAAAAATTATGTAAATTCTACTGACACATATGAACTAGGAGAAAATTTAACTCTTGAGTCGACTAAAACTGCCGATAAAACAATATCAGTAAAAGGTTTTCTTGGTACTCAAGGTATTGCTCCTGGTATCCATCCAAATAGAAGGTCGTTTCTCAGTTCGGATAAATACTTAGCTGATAATGACTTTTATCAAGAATATTCTTATCAAGTTCTGTCTGCTCTACCGTTTAACAAATATAAGAAGACACTCGTAGATGTGCTTCATGTTGCTGGTAGTAAACCATTTGGTGGATATGTTGGTACTTCAGAAGCTACTATTGATATTACACCTATCGATACTTCAGTACAGTTTGATTTGAAATCGACATCATTATTCATCAATCAAAATACTTTCTACACTGCTAACGTAGCATAGAGATAAATAAAAAATGGCAAAGAAACTAGTACCAGCAGAATTTAAGACACATCTGATTAATCAGATAATCGAATCTGTCACCGAGCGGGCAAATACTGCCTATTATGCTTTTGTTGGTGATCATGAAACTGTTGCGTCGACACTAGAAGAAATTAATACACCGACTGAGACAGTACGTCAATTAAACTCTGAAGTATTTCGAAATATGATTTTCGGGAAAAAGATGACTTCTGCCGATATTCGTTTTGTAGTCAATCGTACAAATTGGGAAAGTGGTACAGTATATGAAATGTACGATGATCAATTACTTGAGCTACAAGATAAAAACTTTTATGTGCTAGTCGATGAAGGCGCTTTTAAACATGTTTATAAGTGTCTGTACAATAATAACGGCGCGCCGAGTACTTCTAAGCCATTATTTGCAAATGCCAAATACGATGCTGATTTATATACAGTAGGTGATGACTATTATGAAACTGCTGATGGTTATCAGTGGAAATATATGTATAGTATCACGTCGACGGTATTTAATAAGTTTGCTACTGAAAAATATATTCCTGTTGTTGCTAATACTGTAGTACAAGATAATGCTGTTGAAGGATCGATCGATGTTGTAAGAGTTACATTTGCTGGTAAACAATACGATAATTATATTACAAATGCAAAATTTGAAGTTGCAGATATTAATAGAATTACATCAACAATTATCGATAGCGCTCCTGAAGGATCAGCAGAAGCACACTTTACTGCAGCTAAAGCCAATCAAACATATCGATTAAAATTAGGCTCAGAACAAACTACAGATTTTTATAAAAATACTATATTGTATATTACAAGTGGTGTGGGCTCGGGTCAATATAGAACCATTGAAAAGTCTGCATATATTTCAGATCTCGGCGGTGTATTTGCTCAATTAGACGAGCAATTTACTACTCTGCCTAACGAAACATCCACATATGAAGTAATGCCTAAGGTGCAAATTATAGGTGATGGCAACCAAACTGCTAATGCTGAAGCTCGAGCTATCATCAGTCCGTCTGCATCTAATAGTGTAAATCGAGTCGAGATGCTAAATATCGGCAGAAACTATTCATTTGCAAGTGCTAGTGTACTTCAGGGTAATCCAGTTTCAAATAACGGAATTACAACTGCGCCTACTCCTGCAACTATTAGACCTATTATTCCGCCACAAGGAGGACATGGCGCTAATACTGTTATTGAATTTGGTGCTAGGCGATTGGCATTCTATATGAAGTATAATCGTGATGAAGCAGGTCTCGTTGAACCAACAAATTCTTTTGCTCAGTTCGGTATTATTCGTGACCCACAATTTGCAAATGTGGCAATATATACTACTGACGAAACTGGTGATTTCGTTGAAGAAGAAGTTGTAAGGCAGTTTTCTAAGTTGCAAATCGGAGCGACTGGAACTTTTATTAGTAATACTGCGCTGGGTGCTTCTATACAAGATAGTGTAGATGGTGGTAATTATAATCTACACTTTAACACTGGAGATTATATTTTTCTTAAAACTGAAACATCAGTTCCACAATATTTGTTAACAAAGGTAGCTGCAGGTTCATCTTCTAATACAATTAATTTGACAGACACTCCAGAATGGGTGACAGCTACTGATACATCAGTTACTGCTTATTATGTTCATATGCAAGCAGATGCTATCGTCTCAAATAAATCTGCTCCATTGCCTGTTGGGACACCAAGCAATATTGCTGGTATTTTAGTTAATAACTGTAGACCATTCTTTACTAAAGGTAGTATGATTTATGGTGAAACAAGTAAACAAATAGCTACGATTGCTGGAATTGATATAAATAGTAGAATAGGTCAGCATGACGCTGACTTTAGATTCGCTGATTATAATCAAATGTTGAAAATAATCGGTAGTTCGGTAACTAATGGTCCTTTCACTCAAGACGAAACAATTTTTCAAGGTGTAGATTTAGATCAAGCAACAGCCACAGGACAACTACATTCTACAACCGATACAGGTGGCTCAGCAACCACTATTAGTCTAACAAATGTTTCAGGTAATTTTAACACATTTACTAATTTGACAGGAAATCTGCGAGGAACACAATTAGTTGCTAGTGAAAGTGATGCTTTAGATATTAAATACGGTGATCTAGATCCAAATAGAGGTGCTATCCTCTATATTCAAAATGATATACCAGTTGATAGAGACGAAAATCAATCAGAAGAAATTCGCGTTATATTGGAGTTTTAAGTAATGCCCCTTAATACAAACTTATCATCATCTCCTTACTTTGACGATTTCGATAGAAATAATAACTACTATCGAATTTTGTTTAAGCCTGCAACTGCGGTGCAAGTACGTGAGGTAAACCAGCTTCAGACTATGCTGCAAGATCAAATCGAGCAGTTTGGTGATCACATTCTGAAAGCTGGTACAATTCTTGATGGTTGTAATTTCACATACCATAACTCAATGCCATTTGTAAAAATCTTAGATACTACCAAGAAAGGGGCCGCGGTAGATGTAAGTAAATTTGCAGGTATGAGTGCAAACGGTCAATTGACAGGTAAAATTGCGTTGATCGATCATGTTGAAGATGGTTTCGAAAGCGATAATATAAATTTAAAAACATTATATGTCACATATTTAGATGACGAAGCTGCGTCTGCAGCAGGCACAACAAATCCTGATGAAGATGAGTTCCTCGCAGGTGAAGAAATTAGAATCTTCCATCAAGACGAAAGACTCTTTGATATTACCGTAGCTAACAATTCAAGTGGATCAGCTGTCTTTTCTAATAATGATGTTGTAGTAATATTTTCTGCAATCGAAATTAGTACCGCTACTAACGGCGATGCTAATTTCACTAATACATTCGCAGTAAATGATGTAATTTCAGACGTTGCGACAGGCAATATCTCACTGATTGTAACACATGATCCAATACCTCATCCAGAAAATGATAGTTTGATTCTTCGTGTAAAACCAAATTCACAATATCAATATGGCGATCAAATTGATGCATCACGTTGGGATATTGAAGTCGATCAGTTACTCGAATGTACAACTGGTAGTGGATCAGGTAATCAATTTAGAGTTGTTTCGTTTATTGGACAAAACGCTACTGGCAAAATCACTACAACTGCTGGTGGACAAATTCAGTCTGCTGAAATTACTCGCGGAGGATTTGGTTATAATATACTGCCTCATGTTAGCTTATACTCAGTAGGCGCAACAAATGCTACCGTTTTAAATAATCTTCAATTAGATCCAGAAAACTGGTATCAAACTGTTACAGTCGGAGCTAGTGTAACTAATCCCGTAGGCGAAGGCTATGGTATTTCAGTTGCATCGGGTCAAATTTATCAAAAAGGTTTATTCTTGAATGTTGCTCCTCAATTCAAGATGGTAAGTAAGTTCTCAAATACACCGAGCGATTTGTCAGTCGGTTTTGATAGTACTGAATCAGTAGTAAACGTATTTACAGATGCGACTCTTTATGACAATGCGTCTGGTTTCCTTAATCAATCTGCTCCTGGTGCAGATCGATTGAGAGTATCACCTGTACTTGTTGTTAGAACTGCTGCCGAAGAGAAGACAGCAACTAATTTCTTCCCTATCATTCGATTCTCTGAAGGCAAGCCTTTCCAGCAAAATAAGACAACACAATATAATAAGATAGGCGACATGATCGCTCAGAGAACATATGATGAGTCTGGTAACTATGTTCTCGATGAGTTCCGCGCCACAACTCGATCACCTTTAGATTTCGAAGATTCTGATACTACCTTCTCATATGTAGTCGATCCTGGTCATGCATATATCGGTGGATATCGAATTAAGACGGAGACAAACTTTGTCAAGGATGTTAATAAAGGTACAGATACAGTCACTAAAACAGATCAAGATATTGATCTGAACTATGCTGCATACGTCGAAGTAAATGAAGTTGCAGGTGTTTCATCTTTTAATGACAATGGTACAGTAGTATTAAAGGACACTGCTGCTAATTTTATTAGTGGTTACAATTACGACGCAGCTAATACTGTTACTTCATCTCTTGGTGGAACTGCTATTGGTTCTGCTAAGATTAGAAATATGACATATGTAAGCGGTATTCAAGGCACATCAAATGCCAAATATCGAATTTATCTGTTCGATATTCAAATGAATAAAGGCAAAAACTTTAAAGATGTAAGATCAATTTACACAGATCTTGATTCTGGTTTGATGCAAGAAGATGGAATTGCGGATGTCGTTACTATTCAATCAAATCAAAATATTATTCGATCACTTAAATCTGCCGGCGAAGTGCAAATAGAAGAAGGTGGTAATAACTATATCGTCGATGCTTATGGTGATATTGCTCAAATTGTAGATGCAGATCGAAACGCACTTATTTTTAACACTGGTTTACCAGCTTCTAGTATCACTAATACATCATACATTTATCGTACTACAGGTACTACATATTATGATGTAAATACTAGCGGTCAAATTACCGTTGCTAAACAAACTAATGCAACTTGGTCGTATTCTTCTGGTAATGGCTATCTTAGCGATCAAGAAGAAAATGATCTAATCATTGTACCAAAACAAGATGTTATTGCCTCAGCAGATATCGAATCTGGTATGACACTTTCTACATCAAGTGACGGCAATAATCTTTATACTATTACAGATAGTGCAGGCGCTGCAACATTTGTTACTAATATGAGAGTTGGTGATTGGATTACTGATGGTACAGATGTTGGTCAAATTACGGCAATTGGCGGACAAAATAAACTGACATTTAGATCACAGAGCGGATTGTTTTCTGGATTATCAAATGCTACAGGTAAATCATTTAAGAGAATTTTCCCTAAGGATATTCCTGTCGATCTTTCTTCACGATCAACAGCAAATGCAGAAGTAAATGGTAATGACCTAATCATTAATTTAGGCGTTGCTGTCCCTGCTGCAACAGGCGTATTCAGTGTAACTTTTGATCAACAATATGATAATCAAATTGTATCTATGAATGTCCGTCGAGGATATTACGTACTTGTTAATACAACTGGTGATTGGGATAAAGGTAAAAACCTCGGTTTCTCAGGTATTATTCGACTAGTCAATGTTTATAATGGCACAAGTACGAGTGATACTAATATTACATCGGAATTCTATGTTGATAATAATCAACGAGATGCATATTGGGGACTTGGTTATTTGTATCAACGGCCATCGGCATCTACGACACTCGCTACTGAAATACTTGTAGAATTTGATTATTTGTATGACGGCGATGAACACGGTGCTAAAGTAATAAACTCATATAATATTAGTGATGAGCAAGAACTCGCTACTCTACGTGCTAATACTACACCTAATGGAGTAATGCATACTCTTGAAATTCCAGAAATGGTAAGTGAGAGAGGACGATATTACGATCTTCGTGAATGTATTGACTTTAGACCGATGGCAAAACCCACTGCAGCCGTTACTACTAATCCTGCAACTGCAAACTGCGCATCGTCTGAAGTGGTATCATTTAATTATAGTCAATATAGATTCCCGAAACCACAAAGCAACTTTGAATATGATATTACATATTATAAAGGTCGCACAGATGAAATCAGTGTAAAGTCTGATGGTAGTTTCGACGTTACAATTGGTGCTAAAGAATTACAGAAACATACTGAAGCAAATAAATTAAGTCTATATAAGTGTAGTGTAAAACCATATCCTTCAATTCCTGAGAGACCATCGACAGAATTGAAAGAGATTATGTCTACGTTTGTAGAAAATAGTAATCAGCAATTTGTTAGAGTTAGCAAATTCCAAAACCAATTGTTCAAAGTTGATCCGCAGAATCGTGTATATACGATGTCGGAAATTGGTAATCTTGAGAGAAGAATTAATGCTCTCGAATATAACCAAAATATGTCAGAACTTGAAAATAAGACAATTAATAAAACAATTCAAAGTTCTGTTGATAGTACATTAGAAAGATTTAAGTTTGGTTTCTTTGTAGATAATTTTGAAAACTATGGTCTTTCAAATAGAGACCTATCATATTATAATGCATCTATCTATGAATACGTATTACAGCCCGATAGAACAACACTCAATATTGACTTTGAGGTTGCTGCAGTATCTTCGAAGTATGTAATCGGTAATAAGATTACTTTCCCGCATAAGAGAAAAAATCTTGTAAGTCAAACAATTGCTACTTATGCGCCATATGTAGAGCCATATGTGCCTGAAATTGAAGAGTTTTGTGAATTTGAATCTAATAGAAATCTACAGAATGTCGGAGATACAACTACTACACCATACGAAAAACTGCAGCGAGTGTGGGAAGAGTTTACATTCGTAGGTACTAACGAAACTGACGGCACGCAAAGATATGTTGAGATTAAATTCTTTAATCCTCAGGGTGGTATTTCATATGAAGTAATTCAATCTAAGACTCCACCGACATTAAATAGTCAAGAAACAGGTACATTACAAGTAGATCCAACTAAAACTGATAAGTTCGTACCTCTTGGACCTGATGAAGCTATTGAGTTGTATAAGAAATTATATCCAGTCAAAAACGGTAGAAATCAAGTTGTTCCATATTCTACTAATCCATGGTTTGAAACTGCAAATCCAACTCCGTCAAATATCAGAGTAACAATAGATGGTACTGGTCCATTTGATTATAAAGCTTGGCAAGGTGCCGGCAAATTACGATTTGCATATAATCATCTCAATGGTCGATATATTACGGTTAGAGCCCATAAAGCAAAAGAAGTATTTAACTTTGAAATTTGCTATCCTGCTACTACACAAGCTGATGCGGTATATGATTCTGGTCAAACAGCTGTAAATACACGACCACCTGCATGTCCTAAAGGTACGTTTAAATACGATCGTTGTGTTGGTAGCACACTTTATGTATATCAGTGTGATGGTAACTATGGCACCGAAGTTGGTTATACTGTACCAAATTCACCAAAGTGTTATGTCGCTCCACCGCCAGTTGTTGAACCGCCTGAAGAAAGTTGTCCTCCAGCTGGTTCGTTCTACAAAGTTTCATGTTCCGGAACATCACAGATAACATACACATATACAGGTAATCAGGGGTCTGGTCCCGGTGGTTGTACTGTTACGGCGTCAGATACTGTAGTTTGTTCTTCAGCGTGTGGTTGTAATCCGACTACACCAGAACCTGGTTGTACTGATCAAACCACACCACCAACAAATAATAGTGGTGATGATGGTTGTGTGAGTACAAACGACCCCGAATGTAATATTGAAGTAGAATCTACTCCACCCCCAATTCCACCTTCTGGCCCACCTGTGGTTGATCCCGAGCCAGAACCGGAACCGCCCGAAGAGCCAGTTGTTGAGCCGCCAGATCCGCCGCCTCCGCCGCCTCCACCTCCTCCACCCCCGCCTACCAAACCTGGCGGTGGCGGTGGTTGTGTACACGTGGACAGCTATTTGCCGGTAGTGACTGAAGGTCAAAATAGAGCACATCAAATGATGCCCGGATCTGCAGTATTGTTGGGTACTGAAGATCTAGAAATAGTTGAAGGCACTGTTATTAATGCAGTAACTAAACCAGAACCCTGCGTAAGAGTTACAACTGAAGCTGGAATTAGTCTGATATGTTCTACGTCAGCACCTCTATGGACCGATGAAGGTAAATACTACGATGCACCAGATGTCGGCGATAAGAAAGTAGCAGTTATGAAAGATGGTCAAACATGGTTCGATACTGTTATTAATGTCGAAGATATGGGTGTACTTGATGTTAGGCCGATGGATTGCGGCGATAAAAACTTCTGGGCAGGTGAAAAAGATGGTGAATACATCTTACACCATAACGTAAAGATAAGATTTAAAGATGGTCCAAACTTTGCGCCGATGCACGGTATGTTTAACCTTTTTGGCACCAATAAAGACCTTATATTAGATAAAAGATAATAGGATTATTTAAATGGCACGCAAAAGACTAAGAGGCAGTATTAACCAAATTAGGAGACGTGATGAAAATGTTTTCACGATGCCTAGAGCTGCTCGCGGTAAAAATAAACCTAAGTGGGTAACACTAAAAACTACTGGATTAAAACCCAATACAAAATATAAGGTGATGCTCGATAATCACCCTGGTAATCAATTTGAAGATATTACATCATTTTCAAAACCAATGGGCAAATCTGTTAAAAATAATACCCATCGCGAAGGAAATAGAGGTCTTACGACATATTTAAAATCTGATGCGAACGGTAAACTTGAAATTAAAACAAGACCGTTTGGTACGGATGATGCTACTGTTTCAGGTACTAAATCTAATGGTTCTAAAGATTTCACAAAAATGTGGAAGTTTTGGCATACTCGTACTCAAAAGAATGATTTAGGTCGAGATAAAATTAAACTCATTGCTTATAGCAGTGTAAATAATCCTGATAGTTCCAATAAGATTAAAACTCTTAAGAAAACAATTGCTCCGCCGGTAGTAGTAGAAGATGGGGGTACATCAACTACTGTTGTAAATCCTCCTCCTCGACCTGAAGATGCTTTACCTCCTGGTATTATTTGTGATTGTCAACTACCCGACGTGGGGATGATCGATCCGATTGTACCTATTTCAACACGCAGTAATTATTATCAAACTTTCTTTATTGATGCATTAAAAGTTGATGGATCAGATACTGTAGATTTGCTCGATGTTGTTCTGTATATCAGATCTAAACCAATTATCAAACAAAATGCTTCTGGTTTAGCAAATCCTGGCATTAACATCTCTATTCTACAATGTGAATCAGATGGCACACCGATTATTACATCACGTTATGCTGGTTCAGAAGTGCAATTAGATTATAATCAAATCAAAGCTTCACCTCTTGCAACTTCTGGTACCGTATTTACGTTCAAAAGTCCATTGAGATTAAAAACAAATCGGTTTTATGCTATTGCTATCAATTTAGAAGATACTAATTATGCTTTATGGATGAATCAAAAAGGTGATTTGACTCTTGTAGATGGAGTTAAAACAGAAGAAAGATCTCAAGGTTCTTCGAAAGGACATAAAGGTGATGTTTTCTATTATGATAGAGAAAAATCTAAGCGTAAGACTGCTGCAGCGTCGTCATGGACACCTAAAAACGATTTAGATATTAAATTTGATGTTAATATTGCAGAATATACATTGAGCTCAGTCGATGTTACTTTGCACAATGCATCGTACGAATTCTTCAATCTTTCTAGTACTGCGGCAACATGGGAACCAGGTGAAGAAGTATATAAAGTTCGCACAGATGAATTGAGCAATGTATATATTGCTGCTGGCACAAATAAAATCATAGGAAGTAATACTAATTTTACAACACTTAGCGATGGTGACAAACTAATATTAACTGATAACACAGATACCACCATTCAACAAGTATTCACTGTAGATAAATCATTTGCTGGCAGTGCGACTATAGTCTATGTTGAAGAATATGCTGAAAGGACAATTGGTGGTACATCAGGTTCACCAGCTGGTACTTGGTTTAAATCTGTCGTAGGCGAAGTCGAATATTATGATTATTATTTCTCAAATATTCGACTATCTGATTCGTCTGTTAATTATGCTCAATATGATTTAGATGGAAATATGAGATTTGCTGTTGGTGATACTATTAAAGGTATAGATTCTGGTACAACTGGAGTTATTGCTTCTTATAATCCACTGCCTGTATCAGTATTTAGATCAAACTGGAATGCTCAATTGCCACCGAAATTTAAACCGGTAACTTATTACAATCTTTCCGAAGATTTAGGTGCAGGAATATATAAGTTGCATTCAAATAACAAGATTTTTTATCTTAATGCTCCAAATCATATCAAAGATTATGCAGGATGGATTATTTCTACTTCGCAAGAAGTTGATCAGGCCAATTCAGGCGGTACCAATTTTACTGGTCAAATGAAGTCTGCAGAAATCAATTTGACTTACCAATATCTCGGTGAGACTGATCGATCATACTCTGCTCCAACTATCGATTTGAACGAAATGGATATGGTCACACATCGATGGTTGATCAATAATGATAGTACCAATGAGCATCTCAATAAAGGTAATGCGTTGACACGGCATATCTCTACAACTCTTGAGTTAGGTGACGGAAACAATGCTGAAGATATTAAAGTTATTATGAATGCATATCGACCACGTAATACTGATATCGAAGTTTACGCTAAGATTCATAATAATGCCGATCCTGATGCATTTGACGATAAACAATGGACAAAACTTGAAAGAACAGTTGGTGATGATAAGTTTAGTAAAGCTGGATCTTTAAGAGATTACAAAGAAATGGAATTTAGTTTCGCTAATACAACAGCGACTACACTATTATCCGGAACGTTTACTACAACACTAAACAATAATGTAATCACTGGATTCGGTCATGATTTAACAAATGAAATTACGGTAGATGATGTAATTAAGATATCTAGTCCATTGTTCCCTGAAAATTATCAATTGTTCGCAGTTGATTCATTTGATAATGCAGCAGGCACTATTACATTGACAGAAAATGTTTCAAATAATAATATTGTTGGTGAAGGTTTTGAAGTGTCAAAACTTGATGCTGCACAGACTGCGTATCGCAATCCAGACAACTATAATGCAGTACGATATTTCAATGAAGCCGGATCACCGTATGATACGTATAATCGAGTTGCTATTAAGATTGTCTTACTGGCTTCAGATAGAAAACTTGTACCGAAAGTTGACGATTATAGGGTGATCGGAGTCACAGCATAAATGTCAGCAGTTGAAAAAGATTATGTTTCTATAGGCGAAGGTTCGTTTATAAATACCAATAAGAAGGATCTCGAGCACTATAAAATGAACAGAGCTCGAGCTTATAAAGAACGAGAAATGCAAGACAAGATAGACAAGCTCGAAAGAGAAATTATTCAAATCAAGCAGATCCTCCAAAAACACATAGTAGGAACCAGATAATGGCATTACTGTCAGATTTTCCACAACTCAATCCAGCTACAGACACATTTGCTGATTGGCTGAATAGGACCAACGACATCTCGCTATATTTGCGTGGTGAATTTGTCACTGGTACTACTCAGATCATGACAGCAAATAGTTTGCCTGGCGGTTCAATGACCTATGGTAACGCTACTCTTTTCGGTCAGTTTACTGCAAATACCATGGTCGTTATCAATAATGGTAGAAATGATGGCACTGATGATAATGTGTTTGGAAATAATGCTGCAAGCAATACTGATGCAAATGTAGAATTTGGTGGATTGCGCGGGGGTTTTTGGGATAATTCTCAAAATACTATTACGGCCGATACGCTCTATATCGTTTCTAATACTACGTTTACACCAGAATCAACTGAAGTTTATGTCAACTCTACATATGGCTTAATCGTTGAGAATACAACTGAGTTACGATATGATGTATTATATGTAGGCGACGGGCCTGCAGGAAGTAATACAAATGCTCAACTACATTGGCAAAGCTCAAATAATCAACTAAATTTCAATGATGATGTACGAGCAACATTTGGTGGAGCATCAGGTACAGAAGTATTTGGTGGCACAGGCCAATATGAGATGTTCTATTCTGCGGCTGATAATAGAATGTACTCTAATACAGACATTCAA